GAAGTTAAACCAATTTCTTTCAATCCTGAAAATGAGAACAAAGTTGAGGTTGTTAAAATAGCTTCAAAAAGACCTCGCACAATTATGGATTCAGTAATGAACAAAATAAATAAGTAATAATTTAAAAAACAAAAAAAAATGAGTACAACATTTACAAGCATTTCGAATGATTCTTTACGTCAAGTAGGCGTAGTTGAAACATTGACAGGTGCAACAACTTTGACTGCTGAAGATAGCGGTAAAGTATTTATTCTTAACGCTGCTGCAGGTGCGCAAATTACACTTCCTGCTGTTGCTGATGGAGCTGGTCAATCTTATAAATTTGTCGTAGGTGCGTTATTCGCTACTACTGCATGGACGATTAAAGCGGCTTCAAACAAAATCCAAGGTGGTGTTATCGTAAACAGCGTTAACGTACCTGGAGCAGACGAAAACACGATTACATTTTCAGCTTCAGCTGACACAATCGGTGACTTCGTAGAATTACATGGTGACGGTTCTAACTGGTATGTTTTCGGATTGGGAACATCAGCTGGAGCAATTACATTAACAGTAGTATAAATAATTTAAAAAATTCATAAAATGAGTACAACACAATCAATTACAACTACTTACGCTGGCGAGTTTGCAGGTAAGTATATTGCTGCAGCTTTATTGTCTGCTCCAACCTTAGAAAAAGGCGGAATTACTATCATGCCTAACGTTAAATACAAACAAGTTATCAAAAGAGTAGCAACTGATGATATTATCAAAAATGCGACTTGCGACTTTGACCCAACTTCAACTGTAACTTTAACAGAAAGAATTTTGCAACCTGAATCATTCCAAGTTAACCTACAATTATGTAAGTCTGACTTCCGTGCAGATTGGGATGCCATTCAAATGGGTTATTCTGCATTCGATGTATTGCCTAAGTCTTTCGCTGATTTCTTAATTGCACACGCTGCTGAGAAAGTTGCTGCTGGAATGGAGACTTCAATTTGGAGAGGCGTTAACGCAACAGCTGGACAATTTGCTGGTATCATGACACAATTAACTACTGATGCTGCTTTACCTGCTGCTCAAGAAATTGCTGGTACTACTGTTGATGCTACTAACGTTATTGCACAATTAGGTTCTATCGTTGATGCTTTACCTGCTGCTTTGTACGGAAAAGAAGATTTAGTTCTTTATGTTTCTAACAACATTTATAGAGCTTACGTTCGTGCATTGGGTGGTTTTGCTGCTGCTGGAGTAGGTGCAAACGGTTACGATAACAAAGGAACAAACCAAGTATTGAATGACTTGTATTTTGACGGTGTTAAAATATTCTTAGCTAACGGACTTGCTTCAAACACTGCACTTCTTTCTCAAACTTCTAACTTGTATTTTGCAACTGGTTTAATGAATGATATGAACGAAGTTAAAGTTATCGACATGGGTGACATCGACGGATCTCAAAACGTACGTGTAGTTATGCGATTTACTGCTGACGCTAAATACGGTTTTGCTTCCGACTTGGTTACTTACGGAATTGTAAATTCAGCTAACTAATCAAACTAAACTATAAGCGAGGGTGGTGAAATATACGCCACCCTTTTTTGTTTAACATTAAAAAAATAATAAAATGAGCTGCGATATAGCAAACGGAAGATTAGAAGCGTGCAAGGATGCAATTTCAGGACTTCTAAATATTTACTTTATTAACTACGGTGATTTGAATACTTTATCTTCAAGCATTGTTTTTGATGGTGATGACCAAATTACTACTTGGTACACTGCAACACAAATTAACCTTTACAAATATGAATTGAAAGGTGCAAATGGTTTTGAGCAAACTATCCAAACTTCAAGAGACAACGGGACTACTTTCTTTGAGCAAGTATTAACTATCCAATTAAAGAAGCAAGACGCTGTAACGCATAAAAACGTTAAATTGTTAGCTTACGGACGTCCGAGAATTGTTGTTGAAACAAGAGACCACCAATTCTTTTTAGCTGGTTACGACCAAGGATGCGACGTTACTGCTGGAACTGTGTCTTCAGGAACTGCAATGGGTGACTTCAATGGGTATAATTTGACATTTACTGGAATGGAAAAAAGCCCTGCTTATTTCATTGACTGCGCTGATGAGGCTGGATTAAAAGCTATCTTTACTGATGGTGCTGATGATGCTATTGTAATTACTTCTTAGGATTGTCTGTTAATAATAGGTTTAAGACCCTGCCTTAATAGGTGGGGTTTTTTTATTTAAGAAACAAATCCGTAGTGAATTAGTTATATAAGTATGATAGTTTTAACTACTTCAACAAATGCGCAAACATTTGCTTTAATTCCGCGAAATGCAGACTTCGATACTGTTGAAATAACGGACGACCAAACAAACGAAACAACGGTTGTTGAAGAGTGGGAATTTACGGCTGGCGATTACTATTCGACAATGGAGGTTGAAGTTGAATTAGTTCAAAATCATTTTTACAATTTAGTACTAAAAGACGGAACAAACATCGTTTACCGTGATAGGATATTTTGCACCGACCAACCGATAGTTACATTCTCGGTTAATAACGGGCAATATACTTCAAATACAACTGCAAATACTTTTATAGTTTATGAGTGATAACATACATATTATTAATTTAAGTTCTTACCAAACGCCATTAATTCAAGAATCAAAAAGAGATAATTGGGTTGAGTTCGGTGAGGACAATAATTACTTTCAATACTTAATTGACAGATACACGTATTCTACGACAAATAACGCCATAATAAACAATATAAGTAGATTAATTTATGGACGTGGTTTAAGCGCGTTAGACGCTTCTAAAAAGCCAAATGAGTATGCTCAAATGATGTCTTTGTTTCATGCTGATTGTGTACGTAAATTAGTAGTCGACAGAAAGATGTTAGGGCAGTGCGCTATTCAAGTTCATTATTCAAAAGACCGTAAAAGAATTTTAAAGGCTTACCATATGCCTGTTAATTTATTACGTGCTGAAAAGTGTAATAAAGAAGGTGAAATAGAAGGATATTATTATTCAGATAACTGGCAAGATGTTAAAAAGTACGCACCTAAAAGAATACCTGCTTATGGATTCTCAAATGAGTTAATAGAAATACTTTTTGTGAAACCTTACACGGTAGGAATGAAGTATTACGCCTATCCTGATTACCAAGGTGCTGTTCCTTATGCTAAACTTGAGGAGGAAATAGCAGACTATTTGATTAATGAAGTTCAACACGGATTCAGCGGTACAAAGGTTATAAACTTTAACAATGGTATTCCTACTGAAGAGCAACAAAGTATCATTACAAACAAGGTAAACGCACAATTAACGGGTTCTAAGGGACTGCGAACAATTGTAGCTTTTAATGCAAATGAAACAAGCAAAACAACTGTTGACGATATCCCATTAAACGATGCGCCTGAACATTATTCGTATTTAAGTGAAGAGTGTTTACGTAAGATTATGTTAGGACATAATGTAACTTCACCTTTATTGTTTGGTATTGCAACTTCAACGGGTTTCTCGAGTAATGCTGATGAACTTAAAAATTCAAGTATTTTATTCGATAACATGGTTATTAAACCTATGCAAGATGAGTTACTTGAGGCTTTCGATAGGATATTAGCTTACAATGGTATTTCGTTAAAGTTATTCTTTAAGACTTTGCAGCCTTTGGAGTTTATGGATTTAGAGAACGCACAAACCGAGGAGCAAGTAGCTGAAGAAACAGGAACGGAACTAAGCGCGGTTAACCCTTTAATGGAGTTAGGCGAAGATGAAAACCCTGAATGGATATTAATAGACGAACACGAAGTAGACTACGACACGGACGAAACGGATAACGAATTACTAAGCAAAGAACCTAAACAAAGTTTACTATCTAAGGTTGTTAATTTAGTTTCAACTGGTGACCCTCGACCTAATTTAAGAAGTTCGCAAGATCAAGTAATAGACGGTGTTAAATTCATTACACGATACATTTACGCTGGTGAAGAAAAGGAAAACGGTAGGGAGTTTTGTAAAAAAATGATGTCACTTGCTAAACAAAAAAGAGTTTATAGAAAAGAAGACATTATAAACATGGGTAGTCAAGCGGTTAACCCAGGGTTAGGAATTGACGGAGCTCCTACTTATTCAATTTGGTTATATAAAGGCGGTGCTAATTGTCACCATAGATGGAATAAAAGAGTTTACGCAACGCTTTCTGGAAAGGCTTTAGATATTAACAGCAAAGAAGTAAAGCAAATAGCAGGCGCAAAAGCTGCGAAATTAGGTTATGTTATTAAAAACCCAAGTTTGGTAAGTCAACGACCGATTGATATGCCAGACCAAGGATATTACAGAAAATAAAATGGCGGAAGCATTATTAATAACTCGTGAAGATGTAGTAAAGTTTACAGCCATGAATGGCAACGTAGACACGGATAACTTTATTCAATGGATTAAAGTAGCCCAAGATATTCACATTCAAACATACTTAGGCACTAAGTTACTTGATAAACTAAAGTCCGAAATTATTTTAGCTTATTCAGGAATACCAACAGCTATTACAATTAGCAACCAAGGAACGGGTTACACTACGGGAACGGATATAAATACAACAAGCACTACGGGAACGGGTTTAAAGCTAAATATTACGGCGGCTGGTGGTTTAATTACGGTAGCTACAATTAACACGGCTGGAACTGGTTACACGGTAGGAAGTACGGCAACGGTAACGGGCGGTACAAATGGAGCGGTTACAATAAGTTCAATTTACGACATACCTACAAA